GTTACTGTTACTGGCCCCATCTGAGAAGGATCGTCACCAAATCCTATGACTACACAACCCCAGCCTTCAGGAACATTGAGATCCTTTCCAACTTCTTGAGCTAAATCTTGTCCGAATGTTTGATGTACTGATACTGTTTTCTGACGACCTGAATCATACATTGGATTATTAAGTGTATGTCCATATTCGCCTGTAGGTATCATTCCGCCTGCTACTGCCATATTAACCTGTGTTTTATAAAGAAAAGAATTCTTCCAGACTCCGGTGGATTATCTCCACGCAACCTGAAACTGAGACGAATTAAATGATTAGATTCGTCTGGTGGAATAAAAATAGATTCTGGCTTTTGCTGAAACGAATAAGGAGCATCGGGCAGCTCTGTCCAGTTTAAATATAATTCATCTTCTCTAGCATCATTAACTCTACCTACACAGATCTTTATATTTACTCCTGCAAAAGGTTCTGTCATTACAACAGAGATCCTCTCAGGTAGTGCCTTTGGATAAAGACGATGATCAAAACGAGCATTCGTTATAGCAAGCTCTTCATTAGTGAGACTATCAGATGTAATCTCCATAACAGAACTTTCAAACAACTGCTCTGAAACAGGGGCAGGTGGAACCCACCCCTGAAACTCTTTAGGCATTCGTACTCTTAGCTTAAGAGAGAACATCCGCACTCGATCCTATAGATCCAGTCTTCATTCAGGATTTGGCAAGCATACCAGCTTTTCCAACCCACTGAACCAGACTGACCCAATGGATCAGTTACTGCAGGTTGTGGCATCACAACCTTAGGTACAACTGCATCATAACCCGAAAGTGTTACACACCCAAGAGCTTCTGCAGAAAATATAATCACAGGATAAACCTGAAACTTAGCATCAGCAGGAGTTCTTACCAATGTGGTATTACCTCCATGAGCAGCACCAAATTCAGTAGTTGCCCCAGCTTCTGCATAGTCACCAGTATCAGCAACAGTACCTGTGGTCGTACCAAACGATTGTCCAGTATGACCCGGCACATATCCTGATGCCTGTGTGAGTGAGATGTTCAAGTTTTTGTAAGCAGTTCCTGCTGGATCTTTCCCAAAAGGAGCAGCTTGCGTTGTGAGAATAAAACGAATTACACCTACTGCCCCAATCTCTCCGGGTAGCATCTGCTGTCCGTTGTTACTGTACTTCTGATAAGGAATAAACCCAGGCATTACCTCGATATCCTTACGAAGATCAGTATGACACACTGCCACATATGATTCTGGCACTGGCTCAGTCGCATACTTAGGGGACGGAGTCATCTGCTTAGCAATCTTACGTGCTTCCTGATATTCCAGTGTACGTACTGCAGTATCGAGAAGAGTTGTGTCTGGAGTTTGACCTGAAGCATTTACACCAGTTGTGTTGCAGATAGTTTTTGCAACAGTCGCTCTAGTAGTTCCACCAGAAAAAGCGGCTTGAGTACCAGAACGTGCATGTAAATAGGTGAGGAAGTCCATCAGTTCTGCAGCCTGAATTGATTGTCGTTCAGTAATCTGCTGAATGATTGGATCTTGAGCTGCTGCTACTAGAACATCAGTTGTGGCAACGTATGAACCAAATTGATTCAACTTCACCTTGATGATTGTCTGCAGCAAGCTGTCGGCAGGAGGCTTTATGCCCTCAGCCAATGGTACGAGAGGAAGACCAAACTTTTCAAAACGCTTCCAACGAACTTCTAATCCGCCTTGACGCTCTTTGGTTTCCTTCTGTGCAAAACGTGAGAATACCATGTTACGTTTTGCGATTGACAGAAATTTCTTCTGTATCTTAATGGCCTCTGTTTCATCCAGAGAACCATATTTCATGGTTCCTGCGACAGTTACCTGTCCAGTACCACCACGATTATGTGCAACTGCAGGAGTATTACTCCCACTTACCCAGTTATTAGCCATTTTCTTGTCCTATTAAAATTTTAGATTAAAAGAAAGAGAACAAGATAAAAAGAACTAACCTTCTACAGCATCAAATAATGCTTCACCTGTTAATCCCTGTGTCGGGTCTGTTGAACCGGACTGAGACTGAGAGCCACCCATTAGTTGTGATGCCTGATATCGTCTAAGATCTTGTTGTTCATGACCTTGATACATCTGACCTCCACCGCCATTCTGCTCCATATAAAGCTTAATGACCTGAGCTTTTGCTTCATTGTCTCCCTGAGTCATGGCTGTCCTAAACATCGAGTCCTTATTAACCCAGTCTATAAAAGACTGATCGTCCTCGATTGAAGGCCATACTCCATGACCAAGTATCCCGTCAAAATATGTCTGCCTCGACATTGACTCAAACTTATTGTTCAAATCATTTAAAGGCGCATCATATTTTTCTTCAACATACCTGCTTATCTTGTCATCAAAAGATTCCTGTTGTTGGGATTTAAATGCTGCCATCTGCTTCTTTACAATACGATCTGCAATTCTTTCTGAAGTTCTCATTACTTCAGGGAAATCTTCGATCACTCGTAAATCATCTTCCGACAATTCATCTTCATCCTTGTTCTCTTTAGCCTGAATGTTTAGTTCGTTCTCACGTTCTATCACAGCCAGTCTAGCTCTCAGCTCCTGATTCTCAGATTCCTTAACTTTCTGTGCAGTATATGCACGATCAGCATGGGGTCTGATATCATCATAGCTCTTCGTAACTGCAGCTAATTGTCTTTTTAGCTCAGATACTTCGTCTGCCCCTGTATCAGTCTGCTCTTGCTGGTTAGGCATTTCTCCCTGTGGAGGTGCTTCTAGCATAAGTTTACTCATCATTATGGGTTAATGCCTCACGGATCAAGTGATCAAGGTCAAGTACATTCCTGATTTCTTTGATCTCTCCAATAAGACAGTTGAAGGTGGCTAATTCCTTTTCGTCATAGAGGGGCTTCTCTGAGAGTCTTTCCTCTTTCCGTTTAAGTCTAGCCAGTAAAATGTTAGATAGCTGGCTCCATCTGGGGTCGTCCTCCAGTGTCAGGAGGTATTCCAGCTTCTCCCTGTCCAAGCTCCTGCTGTTGTTCTGCTTCGGCCTGGAGTTGTTGTTCTTGTTGTTGAAGTTGAACATTTTGTTGTTCCATTAATTCCATTAATAGTATTGATGTCTGTTGAAGGAGATCAGGTAAGTCAGCAGTTGAAACCTGACCACCTTCTTTTATCATCGCAAGTCTTTCTTGTATAATACCCTTACGGATATCTGCAGCGACTGCCTTCTTCTCATCAACTATAGCTTTATCTTGATACATCCCTGATTCAAGTTGAACACCTTCCTGCTGTTGTTGCATCATTTGTGCTTGAGCTTGCTGTGCCTGCTGAGCTACTTCCTCTTCAGACTTAATAAGTCCATCTATCTCTAAACCCAAACCAGCTTTAAGCGGAACTGCAAGTTTCTCAAAATTAAACCGATCCCTCATCTCAGGTACTTGACCCACTACCTGAATCAATTGTAGTACCTGCTGGATCGTTACCTCTTTAGCCATGAAAGTATCATAGCTTTTTGCTAGACAGAGGAAGTCACCCTTGATTGAGATGTCAACTGAGTCTGCCATCAGCCAATGATAGATTGCTTGTACATTGGCAGTAACCATATTATTAAGTGAACGTACAACTCCACTTGTTAGTTTGTTAGAGTTTTCGTTCAGGATCTGCATACCAGTAGCAGTTTTTGTCTGATACTGTGCCCCAGCACCCATACCAATAGGAACCTGACCTGAGGCTAGATCTGTATTCCTTTCTATAATCTTAAGTAAATCAACTAAACCATTTGTGACATCAGGTATAATTACAGACTTAAATGCATCATTAACACTCTCTCCAGCTTTAAGCCGCCAGATTTTCCCAGGATACATCTCATAGAAGTCATCACTGTTGGCATCGAATGCATTAGGATTGAGAGCAGCCATCGGTAATGCTGACATCGTCTTGCCTTCGACAATCATGCCGTAAACAAAATTCATCATATCCTGATCGTCACGGATAGCCTCATATACACCGCTACCCCAGATCGAATCTTCCTGCTCCTGCCAATAACAAAAGTCATAAGGCAGTCTCCCATCAAACGGATTCGGCATTGCCCTCAGTACCTTAGACCCAAGTACTGTAATAACAACAGGCATATGAACAGCCTCACCTTCTTTCTTAGGAGGGATATCCATATAGGGTTCCATATCTTCCCTACCTAAACCCTTATGCCACAACTCCAGTATCGTAAAGTTTTTTGTCTGGTCTACACCTGAGTTGAATCTACGTGGAGAAACACCACCCATATCCATAGATGTCTGTCCTTCTCCTGTCTCAATACAACTCTCAACTAACATAGGATCAATGGCACCATTACTTTTTATTGCCATCATCCTGAGCTCTTGTGCAGACAGGAATCTTCTTTGGATCACCCAGTCAAGATCGTTCTTACCTGTAGCCCCCGGTGAAGGGAAAGTATCCCATATTGAAATCCATTCAACATGTGGAACCATCTCCGACTCTGCTTGCTCCTCTATCATCTCCAACATTGGATCACGATTGGCTGTCTGATAAAGGGGGTAATCAACTTTTTTCAAGACTATTGATTTAGTAACCCCTGTGCCATATAACGTCATTTCGTTAATAGCTTTACTTAATGTATCCTCGTAAGAGGTCTCATCAAGTATGTCCCTTATTTTCTGCTCACAATTCTTAGCCCTATTAATAGCTTCATCATAAGGCTCTGGAGATTCTAATAAATCAGGGGCAACGAATCTTGGTCTGCGGGAGGGAGTTAGTTTGAAAGGAATTTTACCTTGCTGGAGGGTAGACGACAGGAGTTTAGTCCTTGCTTCATGGACTTTTCTTTTGGTAAGATTAACGTATATCCCCCTCTCTTTTGCAACATCAACAGCTTTAGATGAGGTATTAGGAAACTCGCCTCTCATAGCGTGCCAACCTGATTGCCAGATTTCCTCACGGGTTTTCCTGTCCGTGTCGGCAGCACCTTTAGTATAGAGATCCTGAACTATCAGACCTAATGAGTCTGGTAGTAGTCCTTTATCCTCTTCTTGATCTTCGGTTATGTAGTGATTGCTCTCTGCTTTAATCTCTGCCATTAACTTTTTTTCTTTTTACGCTTTTTTTTGACAGGCTTTTTAACTTCATAATCCATAGATATAGCTAAAATAAGGGGGTGTCAAAGTACCTACGCACCTTGTTTCTTTCGTTAGGCGGAGATCTGAGAGCCTAAATAATCAAATAAAGATTTATGATATACGATACGTGTCACTTAGGATGTTTGTCAACTAAAAGAATTCTTTACTAACTCTTCACGTAGAACTCAGTACGTTGGGATTTAGGAAGTGGTAATCTTGGAGATGGATCATGGGGATACATGTAACACATATAAGTCGCAATCGCAAGTGACATTACTCTATCATCGTGACATCCATGTTGTGCCGCCTCCTTGCCGTCTTTGTTGATAACAAATGTTTGTAGTTCGTCAACAGTTTCCTTTGAAAAGATCTCAATTTGTTTCTCTCTAATCAATCTACGCAACAAGTCAAGGATTAACTTCCTTGTTTTTATATTAGTATTGAACCCTAGTCTCTTCTTCTGTCTGTTACCACGTTCATCAAGAGCTTTTTCTATATACAGGTTTTCGTATGAATGGATAGAAGACAAGAACTTTAGTGTTAATAAGCCATGATTATTATTTTCAACCGCAACCAGAGCCATATTATACCATGTTGCAATTGTAGTAATAATCCATGCAAGCAGGTCAGGGTCTATCCTAGCTGACCATGTAGCACACTCTTCATATGTTTCTGCATCCAATACTGTTATAACTGAATAGTCTGAATCTCCTGTCTGACTAAGGATACCTTCTGAAACATCAACCCCTATTCTATATTCACGCCCTATCTGAGGCGGATTGAATACAGCAAACTCCCCGGCAGGATCTTTCTTCATGAAGTAACGCATCTGTTCACTACCATTCTTGTAAGCAAACCCATTGACAGGCACTTCAAATCTTTTAGGTGGACTGTCACGTTCACGCTCATCTGCATCAAACCACATCTGGGTTAGATTCACAGAATCAAATGCACTTCTACCTGAAGCAACAAAGGCTTCCCTTGCAGTAGTGGGATATTCCTGATGGAATACATTCAAGTCTCCCTGGCATTCAGGTGATACTATCTTATTCCTACGCCACTTTAAGTGTTCAGGAGTAATCTTGAAGAGCAACTCGCCATCTATAGTCTTATATGATGTCTCTACACCAAGTAATGCTTTCTCTTCTATTCCACCAAACGAAGGGTTACTTCCCAATGATTTTATAAAGCTGTCATCCTTCTTCTCTTCCTCTGTCAACTCAGTCTTGTATTCATCGAAAACAAACCAAGGAAAGAAGATAGGTTTCAATCCAGAGTCATCCTTCTCTGCACGCCACCATTCACGTTCAAAATAGTTACCCACTCCTTTAGCTGTACTTTCCAGCCATATCTCTGTGCCATATCCCTGCATCACACAGTTCATCAAACCAGTTGCATATTCTTTTGCCCTGCTGCCCCAGCGTGCTACTTCCGAACAGTGGAGCATATCAATACCTGCACCAACAACCTCAGATCCTTCAACTGTACTCATCCCATAACGAGAGTTCAGTCCCTTGCCGTCAACAGATCCCCATGTGAGCTCCTGCTTACCTGAGTAATGAGACAGTGGTTTAATAAAATCTGGGTAGTTCTGTTCCATAACCTTAGTCATCTGGAACATTTCTGATGTTGTATTCTTGGAATGTGTGCAGATATGCACGAGCTGGTTGAACATAGTAGCCGCACGTTTGAACATCCTAGCCTGTACATACGTAGAGATGCCGAAACGCCTAGCCTTTAATACTATTATCCTGACATGGCCTATATCTTTAAGCTGTTGCTGTGCTACTTCATGGAGTATTTTTTGGACACTGTTCATCTCAAACGGAATCAGCTTCTTAGTGCCGAGCTCTTGAATCTTGAGACAATATTTAAAATAAGCATTATGATCTTGGAGTTTGTCCATCAACTCCTGCATCGCCTCTTTGTTAGATTTTTTAGGGGCTAACATCTATCTAATCATTTTCATATACTCTGCGAAAGGAGTTTTACCTTTCTTAATATTACACTCTTTACAACACACAACAAGGTTGTCACCAGATAGCTGCTCCTCTACAGTCTCTAAACTGGATAATGGTTCCATATGATCTAATACCCAATCCCCTCTAGCTTCTAATCTCGCACCACAATAAAAACAAGGGGCTGTCCCACGATCTTGTTCCTGTGCTTTTAGCCAGCATAATATATATGTTGTCCTATTATATCCACCCTTCCTCTTTCTTTTCTTACCTGCAAGCTTATCTCTATGGAATCCAGCTTTAGCTTTACAATTTTTATTACAATATTTCTGTACTGTGTGCCCATGAATATTGGGAGTGTATTCCTCTTTACAATATTCGCAAATTTTCATTGGCACATTAATCACTAGGCACTATTGCTCTTGTCCTATAATAATGCTCAAGTAACGAGCAATCAATATAGCATCAGAGATCCCGTGATCCTTCTTCCTAGTAAGCTTTATATCAGGATATATCTGATTAACCTTCTGGATAGATGAACCTTTCTCTTTAGGCATATCTGCAAGCATCAACTTCTTCCAGCTTGGGGGACGTATCAAGTAGTATGGTAAGCCCATGCCCACGCACAAGCCCCTCAGAAAACCATAACTAGCCATATAACGACCACTTGACACAATCCCCTGGTTCGGCATCGTCTGTGATTTCTCTATACCAACAACTAAATTCTCATACTTAGGAGAGAAGCGAGATAAGATGGAGTGAAGTTCAGGCTCATTCAACTCTCGTTTATTAGCAACTTCAATAATCGGCATGTCTTGATAATGAATCACCTGTAGATTCTTATCTAATACTGCCAAGGCTCCTGAAAACCCCGGATCAATTCCCAAGTACATCACAGACTCCCCATAATTTCTTTAGTTCGTTTTGGATTTTTTTCTCTTCAGACTCAGGTAACTGCCACTTTAATTCACTCTGTATATCCACTGTCGGTATCTGATCCCCATACCTAGTTATAGTGCCACCCTTCTTAAGGAACTCTTCTACTGCACTCTTTAACTCTGTTCTCTCAGGGGTATCACAATTAACAAACTCTGCTGTAGTAACTGTTCTTTCTCCAAATGTAGGTGACTCCCAACTAGGATGGAATCTATCTGAAGGTTTAACTCTTGGTTGAGTAGCTATCAAAGCCTTCTTCTCAGCTCTCCTCCTAATATACTCTGTCTGCCAACATAACTTATGGCAGTATTTCTGACGGGTGGTTTTTGGAGTGAATGTTTCTCCACAAGTAAAACAACTGACAGGATCAAGCTGTAACCTCCCCCGTTTCTCTTTTGCTACTTCTATCTTATGTCTATAGGAACATATGTCAGAACAAAACCTCTGACGATTTTCAGGCAACTTCTTATCACAAACAGTGCACCTATCTCTCATCAGCTTCTACCATCGTAAACATTGTGCCTACACTATCGGCTATGTCTAAGAAATATGTATCAGCTTTTAAATTTTCCTTCTCAGCATTTGCAATAAGGTCTGAGTAAGGAACCCCAGTCTTCCAGGCTGTAGCTGCAGACGCTAACATCAAGGCTAACGTAGCCCTTGAATCCATAATAGCCTTCTGCTCAGCTTTAATCTCCCGTACTGACTTCTTCCTTTTCTTTGGCATGAGTAAACTCCCCTTCGATTACATCCTCTATCTGAGGATTCATTTGGTGATCAAGTTCCTTAAGAGCATCCTCAACCCTGAAGACATTCTCATTCTTCTGTTCTATATACTTATACTCATTAGGCATCGCAAGAGCAATCCTCTCACTCTTAATAATATCCATAACTGTCTTAGCTTTAGCTGTGAGAAGATCCACCTCACCCTTATCATTCGACAACAGAACCATCTCCTTCAACCTGTTGAGCTCATCTAAGTGCTGGTCAGATATAGTAGCCCTCTGGTCAGAATACTTCTTAATCATCTTAGTATGTACGTCAGCCAGAGCAGCCTCTCTCTTTGAAGCATACTCCCAATCTCCCTCACCTACATACTTCTGCAGAGTACTCCTCCAGATACCATACTTGTCTACTATCTGCCCCCTAGTCAGTAAACCAGACTCATAGTCAACCTTAATAGCCGCCTTCATAACAGCCCTGTGATGAGCCTGTTCAGCCCTAGAGCCTGTACTAACCTTAGTACTATTCTTGTTGCCCTGCTTCTTAACCCTAACCCTGCTACCTGCGCCCTTAGCCACTATCCCCCAGAGTTACGTGATTACAAAGTTTAATTGGAATATCAAAAAAATCTTCGCCAGAAGGATTCCGACTATTAGGTATGTTCTTTATATACTCATCTTTTAAATTGACACCATTAACCAAGACAGCTCGGCTACAATCATTATTCAATACCCAGAATACTAACCTGTCAGACAACCCTAATAACTTCCGCTTCCTAACAGGTATATGAACTGTAGCCCAGTTAGGCCACTTACCAGTCCAACCAACCTTTACCTCAACCTCATGGTGCTCCTCAACTGTAGCCTTGATGTCAGCCTTGTAATCCTCAACGTCAGGTTTAAGGTGGATACCCTTATCCTCTAACCAACCCCTAACAGCTTCCTTAGCTTGCTGATCGTACTCCATGTACTGATCTGGGAAAAATACTATAGGAACCCCCTCATGCCTTCCATTAACTCCCTAACTGGAACATCACCCTGCAGACCATCATCCATACGTTCTGCCCTGTGTTCTGTCTTAGGTTCTGCCTTTTTTACTTTTTCCTTATTAAGTAAGCTAACACGCCTAGCTATATCAGCCTCCTCAGCCTTAAGCTTTACATCATACGAAACACCTATACTCTCATACCGATCACCAATACATGCCAGAACAAGCATCCCTAATATAAACACTACCCCAAGTTTAGTTTGTAGATCATACATAACCTTCTCCTGTTAATGTAAATAACTATTTATTATTTGGTTATCCATATTATAAATCAAAAAAAAATCCACTGTCAAGTAATTTTTTGTGGCGATCTGGAATAAAGGGTGGGGGGTCAAAAAAGTTGGGGGCGTTAAATTTATACTATGGGATAGAAAAATTGGGGGAAGATGGAAGAGAGTAGGAGTCCCATATATATATTACTGGGGGGGCATGGTTGCTCCCCGGGGGGCTTCTCTTACGTGTGTGTGTATTGTGCAATCCATTTTTATTGGGGCTGGATTTACTCATTTTTTACAAACACCTTCGTGTCGTGATCCGCATTGTATAATTTTATTTTGCTACAATGGAACTCCCACAGGAATTCACCTATGGGATCAGACACATACACACATGAGTGTGTGTGTGGTAACTCCTCACACGGAGAATATTATGCAAGTCGAACAACTATGTCACCAAGTCCTAGCGAAGCTAGAGGAAAGTGATGCGAAGGTAGATGCGAAGCTTTCAAGCATCGAAGCTCGTCTCACACGGCTAGAGCAAGGCCAACCTCCGGTTAGCCAGTTCCTGCAAAGCGAAGCATTGCCACAGGCAAAGCCTAGCAAAGCTAAGCAACCGAAGCCTAAGGCGAAGCCTAAGACGAAGGCAAAGCCTTCAAGTCCTGCTAGGCAGGCTTGGAAGCTAGCCAAAGCTTGGGTGAAGGCTAGGGGTCTCACACAGGAATTCTATCGTTACATGGAATCCTTCAAGAGAGTCAACTCCCTACCCCTTAAGTTGCAGGGTGAGGACTACTTCGTAGCCTACTGTGCTGCATTTCGTGAGAAGTACGTTGTAGCCTAAGACCAGACCCCTACTGCTTCGGTGGTAGGGGTTTTTTTTATGTCTACTGAACAGTAGCGTAAAGTAGCACGTTACTGTCCTCTGTGATCGCTTGACACATCGTGTGTTACAGGGATCAGTCTCTCTAACCAAACATATAGGAGAATGTTATGCAAACAATCCAGAACCTAATCTACCTAGCAATAGTTG